CAACAACGGTTAGAAAATATTAAAGAAATACAGAAGAATAATATTTTAGATGCCGAATCAAAAGAACATTTAATTTCACAAGAAAACGCATTAGCCGATGCAACCGAACGCTACCTACGCGCACAAAACCAAGCGATTAAAGCGCAACGCGAAGGCACAAGCGAACAAGGCTTTATGAAAGAAGGCGCAAAGTTCTTTAGGGACTTGCCAACCGAATTAGAAAACGGCGCAAAGGCTTTTGGTTCTGTAATGGGCAACATGGAAAGCGCGTTAGATAACTTTGTTCGCACGGGTAAGTTATCGTTTAAGAGTTTGGCGCGTAGCATCATTCAAGATTTGATTGCTATTCAATTGCGGGCATCAGCAACGGGTTTGTTTAAATCATTGTTTGGAATGTATGCAAGCGGCGGCTTTGGTACTGGCAACGCATACGGCAATCAAGACCTTGGCGGGTTCTTAGCCGATGGTGGTTCGGCTAATGCCAATACGCCGTATGTAGTTGGCGAACGCGGGCCTGAACTATTTGTTCCCCGTTCATCAGGTACAGTAATTCCAAACCATGCGTTAGGCGGCATGGGCGGCACTACGATGGTTACAAACAATTACATTAACGCTATTGATACCAAATCGTTTGAGGATAGATTGCTTGGTAGTCCTAACGCTATCTGGGCGGCAAATCAATATGCAGGTAAATCTTTGGCTGTGAATCGAGGTCGAGCATGAGTTTCCAAACAATCTTTGAAATCCAACAATCAATGACGGTAAACAACCGCCGCATGGTTGGACAACAAGTAGCCCGTTCGGGTTACATTACCGTGGCGCAATACCTAACCGCCGTGCCTTGGGTGTTTACGATACAACCCCATGCGTATCTGTACTATCCACAGGTTAGGTCTGTTATCCAAGCGATTGATAACAAAGACCGCCAGTTGCCTGAGAACATCTTTTTCCAAAGTTCTAACCTATCGTGGTTCATGGCGTATCAGGGAGATATACCGTCTGCCAGTTTTGCTAGTGTGGTTTTGGCTAGTACCCCATCGGCTAACACTCAAACGCTGTCTATAACCGTTCCTACGGGTTCTGGCTTTGCTTTTAAAGCGGGTGATTTCATTATGGTTGGCGGATACACCTATAAGGTAACTGCTGATGTAGCGCGGGCAAGTACGCCTGTATCGGTGGGAATTCACCGCCCGTTGATTGGCTTGCCCGCAAGCGGTACGCAAGTTTTTATTGGGAACGATTGCGTGATTCAAGTTGTAGCAGAAGCGTGTCCGACATATACTTTAAACCCAATGACAAGCGGTGCGTTTGTGCAATGGGATGCGCCATTTGTGTTTAGGGAATACATCACATGACAACTATTAACGCCGTAACAGGCTCACAGATTAACCATGCGGAGTTTGTAAAACTAACTGTTGGGACTGCGGCAACTGTTTACACATTCTGCAATGCCGCCGCACCTATTACGGTTGGTGGAATTACATTTACAAACCTTGGCGCATTGCTTAACGTCAGCGATGTTCAGCGCGATATTAAGGCGACTTCTGACGATATGACGATTGCTTTAACGGGCATCGCATCGGCAAATATTTCCTTGATTTTATCTAGCGACATTAAAGGTTCGTTAGTAGAAGTGTGGCGTGGGTTCTTTGATTCCAACAATCAGATTATTACTACGCCAACAACGCAGTTTTTTAAACGCTATCAAGGCATTATCAATAGCGTAGCAATTACTGAGGATTTTAATTCTGAAGCGCGAACACGGATTGCAACTTGTTCTATTTCATGTTCGTCAATGCGTCGTATCTTGGAAAACAGATTGTCAGGCGTTAAGACAAACAAAAGTAATTGGCAGTTCATCTACGGTGTAAATGAAACATCAATGAACCGCGTGGCTGAAATATCCAATACATTTTTTGATTTTGGTGCACCGCCTAAAACCAATACACAGGCAAGCGAAACTACAGTAACAATGGATAATTCAGCAGGTGACGCATCACCATGATAAGACAAGCGACAAGATACGATATACCTAGACTGTTAGAAATTGTGGAGGCTTACGCTTATGAAAACCCTATTAAAAAACTTGGTCAATCGCATAACCACTTTCCCCGTTATGTTGAAGAACTACTGTTTAGCATTATGCAAGGTCGTGGGTTCATTTTTGTGGACACGCATTTTAGAGGTGCAATCGTGGCTTACAAAACTTCTAACATTTGGTCACCCAAAGTAAAAGAGTTAAACGAACTTCTGTGGTGGGTTGAACCTGAACACAGAAATGGAACGGTTGGCGGTAGGCTTTGGAAAGCGTTTGATGAACAGGCAAAAGCGATGCTGAAAGCGGGCGATGTGGATATTGTATGCACATCAATTTCGGCTAACGGGCCATTGATTGATTACACGCGCAGGGGTTATAAACCACTTGGCGCAACTTTCTTTAGGGAATAAAAATGGTAGCGACACTTATTGCGGCGGGCGCAAATTATTTAGTTACGGCTTTTGGCGTAAGTTTTACGGCGGCAACATTCGCTGTTAGTTTTGCATTGTCGCAAGTTGTTTCCCGCATTTTTGCTGAGAATCCTGAAACGCAACAAGACATGGGCGTACGTCAACAAGTACCGCCAAGTCAAGTTAACGCTATTCCTATTGTCTATGGCGATGCCTATATGGGCGGCACGTTTGTAGATGCGGTTCTGACGACAGACCAAAAAACAATGTATTACGTATTGGCTATCTCAAGCATTAGTCAAGCCAATGCAACGCTAGGAACGGCGGCGGGTGTGTTTAACTTTGACACAACCAAGATGTATTACGGCGACCGCTTAATTACTTTTGATGGCTCAGACCTAACCAAAGTTGTTAGCCTTACCGATGAAGCGGGTAATGTTGACACAAAGATTAGTGGCAATCTGTACATTAACCTTTACAAATCTAGTAACGCAGGTGTGATTACTTCTGCAAATGGTGCGTCTGCGCCTAGTAGCGTAATGGGCGGCTCAGACATTGCTGTTGGTCAAAGATGGCCCGCCACAAACAGACAAATGAACAACTTGGGGTTTGCGATTGTCAAACTTGTTTACAACCGCGATGCAGACACAACACAATTAAATCCAATTACTTTTAAAGTTAGTCATTATCCTAATGGCGCAAGCGTAGCAAAACCCGCAGATGTATGGCTTGATTACATTACAAACGAATCCTATGGCGGTGCGGTTGACCCCGCTTTTGTAGATACAACTTGCGTGGCTACGTTAAACGCATACTCAGACGCAACAATTACTTATACGCCCTCTGGCGGTGGTTCACCCGTCACACAAGCGCGTTATCGCATTAACGGAGTGTTAGACGCAGGGCAATCCGTTTTGTCCAACCTAGACCGCATCATGTCATCTTGCGATTCTTGGATGACATATAACGCCGCACTTGGTCAATGGTCTGTTGTTATTAACAAAGCGGAAACTGCCGCCTACGCCTTTACGGATAACAACATCATTGGCGACATTCGCGTTGGTGCAATGGACATTACAAGTTCAATCAATCAAGTTGAAGCGCGATTCCCGTTTAAAGAAAACCGCGACCAAGCGGCGTTTGTTAATTTAGAAACCCCTGTTGGTTTGTTGTACCCTAACGAACCTGTTAACAAGTATTCAATCACTTATGACTTGGTTAATGATTCAGTGCAAGCGCAGTACCTTGCCAACCGATTATTAGAACAGGCGCGAGAAGATTTGATTGTTTCGTTTAGCACAACCTATTACGGTATTCAAGTTGATGCGGGCAATGTCGTTAGCGTTACTAATTCTGACTACGGTTGGAACGCAAAACTTTTCCGCGTAATGAAAGTGAATGAGGCTTCTTTGCCTGATGGCTCACTTGGTGCAAAACTAGAATTAAACGAATACAGCGCGGCGGTTTACGATGACCAAGATGTTACGCAATACGCGCCTGTTGCAAGTTCAAACCTTGCATCGCCCGCATACTTTTCTGCGCTATCTGCACCAACCGTTTCAGCAACATATCCGTCTGCAAGCATCCCATCGTTTGATGTAACAGTGACCGTACCAACAACAGGTCGGGTTACGTTTGGCACTTTGTATTACACAACTACACCCGCTACGCCTACAAGTTATTTGGTATTGGATATCGCAAATTCTGCAAACAATATTCCTGTTGTAAACGGCACAACATACACATTTGCAAACATTACATTACCTGCGGCAACATATTACTTTGCGTTCACAGTAGGAAATGAAACCGCTACATCAACAAAAAGTTCAAACAGTTCAGCGTTTGTTTGGAATCCCGTGGGAATGGTTGGCCCAACTGGTGATTCAGGATTAAGCGCACTTACCGCGTATAGGTCGCAAAGTCAAACGTCTGCCGCCCCTGCTACGCCAGCAAATACTATAGGTGCTACTGCCCCTGCGGGATGGTCGTTAACTGCGCCTAGCGTTACTGTAGGAAATGTTCTTTGGTACTCTTTTGGACAATACAACTCTAGCGCGGCAACGGTTAGCGGAATTCCTGCGGGACAAACGCAATGGGGCGCACCAACTGCGGCTAGTGTTTTTCAAGATATTAAGTCAGATAACTGGAACGGGTCAAACCCTCCTGTTTATGGAACGCCCGCAACATACGGTACAGCGGGTTATTACATACAGCAGTCAACTGGCGATTGTTTCTTTAATGGCGGTGTTTTTCGTGCTGACATTAGTACATCAGGCGATGCTATATTTAGTGGAAACAATTTTCAAAACACATATCCAATTACTGTTGGCGGCGTATCGTATAACGTAGATTATTCTGTATATGGTGAGGCAACATCAACACCTACAGCAGGTGTGGTTCGTAATGCTTTATTAGGCGTTGCAAGTGCATCTACTGGTTTGTTTAACGTAGGAGTTATTGGGTACGGCAAAACTAACGGTACTGCATTTGGCATTGGCGTTGTTGGACAAGGTGACAATATTGGTGGTTCTTTTTCATCATCATCAATAACTGGTGCGGGTGTTTATTGTGAAAACACTAACCCAACCGGTGCGGCTTTGTGGATTGCAACTGGAAGATTTGTTTGGGGCGGTTATTCAATAATTGCACCCTCTGGTTCATCAACTACCTTTTTAAGAAATGACGGAACGTGGGCTACGCCTAGTGGCGGCGCAACTCCCGCAGGTGCAAATACACAAATTCAATACAACAATTCAGGCGTGTTTGGCGCAACTGGAAACTTAACCTATACAGGTTCAGCGTTAAACGCTTTTGGTGTTTATATTAGTTCTGGCAATGGTTCGCACTTTACTAACATTGCTATTGGTGCAAATGTTTTAAGCGTAGCCAATACTACTTTTGCACAATACAACACAGGAACTGGTTATGAAGCCTTAAAAAATAATACAACAGCGTCTGGAAATACTGCTTATGGATTTAACGCTTTAAAAGCAACAACGATAGCAGGTTTTAATACTGCTGTTGGTTGCTATGCTTTGCAAAGTAGTACAGGAAGTAACAATACTATTGTTGGGTATGATTCTGCTTCACAAACAATGACGGGAAGCGGCAACACCGCAGTAGGTGCAGAATCATTAAAGTTTTGTACATCAGGTAATCAAAATTCTGTTTTTGGCTTACGTGCAGGTAATGCTATTACATCTGGTGTTGAAAATACAGGCATTGGTAATTATGCTTTATTTACAACTTCAACAGGTTCTGCCAATACAAGCATTGGTTCTGGGTCATTAAGATTAAATACCACAGGTGGTTACAACACCGCATTAGGTTTTGCAAGTTTATACAGCAATACTACTAGTACCTATAATACTGCCGTAGGTAATAGTTCGCTTTATAACAATACAACTGGTACTGGTAATGTTGCTGTTGGTACAAATGCGTTAGTAAGTAATGTTAGTAATGATTCCAATGTATCTGTTGGTTTTGATTCACTATCTGCATCAACCGCAGATGCAAACACGGCAATAGGTAAACAGGCAGGTGACACCAACACGACAGGCACAAACAATAGTTTTATTGGCTATTTAGCTCGCGGTTCATCGCCAACAACAAGTAACAACATTACTTTAGGTAATTCAAGCATTACAACTTTGCGATGCCAAGTTACAAGCATTACAGCCTTATCCGATGCCCGCGATAAAACAGATGTAAAACCTATTCAATCAGGTTTAGAGTTTGTTAAAAAACTTAACCCTGTATCGTTTACTTGGAATACACGGGATGGGGCTAAAGTTGGCTTGCCTGATATGGGGTTTATTGCACAAGAATTGATTGAAATTCAAAACCAAACTCAGACAATTCCTAATTTAGTATCAGATGTAAACCCTGACAAATTAGAAGCGGCTTACGGGACAATGTTTCCCATACTTGTTAAGGCGGTACAAGAGTTAACAGCAGAGGTGGAAGCGTTAAAAAAACTACTTCACAAAGATTAAAACCCTTGATAAAATAACGCAACAAGATAAGACACACAGACCCGCAAGAGTGCGGAAGTTCTAACTGAGTTCAGGGAACAACAATGGCTGTCTTTAACAAAAATACACTCGCACAGGTAAGTGGGTTTGACAACCCTATTCTTGCGGGCGAACTGGTTTATAACCAAAATACCTATTGGAATCTGTCGTTCACAAATTCCAATACAAGCCTACCTATCAATTTGACAGGTGCAACAATTAACGCACAGATTGTTCGTAGGCAAGTAACAAACATCATTGACACTCGCAATGGTCTAACTTTTGACATTGCAGACTACAGCCCGACACCGACCGCTATTCCGCTGACCGTATCCAACATTGTGGCGGCTTCAGGCACTTGCACATTGGTAATTGACTCGACCACTTGGGGACTGCTAACGACAGATGCCCAACTTGATATTAACGCTACAAGTTGCGTTGGTTACTCAGGTCGGGTCAAGGTTTCATTCCCTGCAAGTGGCTCAACGCCCGCTGATGACCAAATCATCTTTTTGTTGTTCTTAATACGTTCTGACGGAATCGTGGTTATATGACGCAGGGCATTATTGTTTCCCCCGCTAATAGGGGCGTACAGGTCGTTGTAACAGACGAGAACAACGTACAACTTTTGGTTGATAGCAACCGAGGGGTTAGCCTTGAAATCGTGCCACAGCCCCGCATCGAGGTTTTGGTCGATAAGGGCGTTGAGGGCGCACAAGGCCCAGTCGGGCCACAAGGCCCACAAGGGCCACAGGGAACGGCGGCTACTGTAGCGGCGGGTACTACGACTACGGGGTTAGCGGGTACTAACGCCATTGTCACCAATTCAGGCACATCAAGCGCGGCAGTCTTTGATTTCACCATTCCAAGGGGTGACACAGGGGCTACGGGCGCAACAGGCGCAGGGGTTGCTGTAGGCGGAACTACGGGTCAAGTATTAGTTAAAGCAAGCGGTGTTAACTACGATACCACTTGGGCAACCATCACAGGCACGTTGGTCTATCAAGGTTCGTGGAACGCGGCAACGAATACGCCTACGCTTACATCTAGCGTGGGAACAAACGGTTATTACTACGTTGTTGGCACAAGTGGCTCTACTAACCTGAACGGCATTACCGATTGGGTGGTGGGTGATTGGGTAATCTTTAACGGCACTATTTGGCAGAAGATTGACAACACAGACCTAGTGTCATCTGTTAATGGGCAAACAGGCGTGGTGGTTCTGACAGCATCTAGCGTGGGTGCATTGGCTATTGCTAATAACCTGTCTGACTTGGCTAATACGACAACGGCTAGGACTAACTTAGGTTTAGGTTCTATTGCTACGCAGAACGCTAACGCAGTAGCCATTACAGGCGGCACGATTGACAACACAGTCATTGGCGGCACAACCCCTGCGGCTGGTACGTTTACTACGCTTACTGCTAACACATCTGTAACAACTCCAATTGTTGGTGCGGCTACTGGTTCATCTACAACTGGACTTGATTTAAACGTCAATAGCAAAGCGCAAGCCCGTATTGTTGAAGTTGGTGATGGAACTAGACCATTGGTCATCAATGGCGGTTCAGCAGGTGGAGCGCAAATTCCAGGCATCAGTGTTCCTGCCGTTCTTGGCATAAGTGCTGGTGGCGGCAACCCAATTCGTTTTTACACTAACGGGCGTGTAACTACACAACAATTAGAAGTATCCCACACCGCATCAGCAGTCAATTACGTTCAGGTGACTGGTGCGGCTACTGGTGCGTCTCCAACGATTTCTGCACAGGGTTCAGATACAAACGCAACACTACGTTTGGGTGGCAAAGGTTCTGGCACTGTTGACTTTGCGTCGAACGGCAACCCTTATGCGTTTCAAGTTGTTGGTGTTGCTAGTGGTGCAAACTACAACAGTTGGAGAGCCACAAGTGGTGCTGGCGGTTCAGGTGCATCGAGTGCGCCTGTTATGTCAACATGGGGTATTGATACAAATATTTCTGCTGTATTCCAATCCAAAGGAACAGGAGCAATAGACCTAGCCGCTGGTAGTTCAGGGGTGAATATCTCTAATGGTGGGACTGTTACTGCTATTACGAGGACAAATGGTGGTTCAACTTATACAAGTTTTCCAACATTAACAATTAGTGCGCCAACAACTGCGGGTGGTGTTCAAGCAACAGCATCATTCACAATGGGGCTAGGCGGAGTTCCCGTTATTACAAGCGGGGGTACTGGTTATACAGTTGGCAATGTTTTAACTTTGGTTGGTGGTACTTTTAGTTCAGCCGCAACTCTTACTGTTTCAACAGTTTCAAGTGGTGTTGTTACTGGAGTTACTGTTTCCAATTTTGGAACATATACAGTTCTTCCTACAAATCCTATTTCCGTAACAGGTGGCACAGGTTCAGGCGCAACATTTAGTCCAACTTGGGGCGTTAATACAACATTCACCATCACCAACGCAGGTTCAGGCTATGTAGAACAACCAACAGTAAGTTTCTCTGGAGGTGGCGGTTCTGGTGCGGCGGCTTATGCTGTTGTAGGTGGTACAAACACTGTTCGCTCAATTGGTGGCACACTTAACTTTGCTACTCCGGGCGGAACTGCGTTTTCTGTTTCTGACACAAGCAGAACAACAGTTGATTTTTGGCAAGCAGTCGGTGCAACTGGTACTGTTGGATTAGTTGTTGCTGGTGCAACTGGAAATAATAATGGATATATTTCTGCTAAAGGAACTGGTTACGTAGGTTTTGCAACAAACAGTTTTGCCCAAGAGCAAATGCGGGTATCCCATACTGCGTCTGCTGTTAACTACCTACAATCTACAGGTGGTGCTACAGGTGGCGCACCAACAATTTCTGCACAAGGTTCAGATACAAATATTGGTTTAAACCTGACTACTAAAGGTACGGGTGGGTTTAATTTTGCTTCTAGTGGTAACTCTATATTTTCTGGTAATGGTGGAACTCATTTTCGTGTTCGTACTGATATTGCCAGTGCTACTGGTTTTTGGGAAGTATTTGGCTCTACTGCTGGTCCAATATTTCGTTCAACTGCAACAACTGGACAGATTCAAACTTCTGGTGGACAGTTATCAGTTCAAACAGATGCATCAGGAACAACACAATTAGCCGTAGCCCACACAGCCTCTGCTGTTAACTTTGTACAAGTAACGGGGGCGGCTACTGGTGTAGGCGTTAAAGTATCAGCACAAGGTAGCGATACAAATATTCCTGTAGACGTTGCGGCAAAAGGTACGGGTTTAATTTCTCTTACGCAAAACGGCATTGTTCGTTTATCAATCAATGCAAATGACACTTTGATTGGTATGAATGCTTCAGGTACGCCTGCGCTACAAGCCATTCCAAGTGCTGGCGCTGTAAACCTTCTTACTGTTAGACAAGGTGCAACAGGATTTGGCGCTGTTCTTGGAGCCAGTGGCTCAGACACAAACATCCCATTAGTCCTTCAACCAAAAGGTACTGGTGCGCTACAGGCTCAACAAACAGATTCCACAGCAACAGGTGGTAATGCTAGGGGTGCTAATGCGGTGGATTGGCAGACTAACAGAGACACTGCGGCAAAGGTTGCTAGTGGACAATATGCAACTATTAGTGGTGGATATAGGCACACAGCATCGGGATTTTCTAGCACTGTAAGTGGTGGTGAAGGAAACTCTAATAGCGGTTATGTTGCTACTATTTCTGGTGGTTCTACAAACACTTCATCAGGAAGTTATGCCGCAATTGCTGGCGGATATTTAAATACAATCTCAAAAGATTGGAGTTTTGTAGGTGCTGGATACGGAAATACTGCTGCAGGCTACCACAACTTTATAGGTTCGGGATATTCAAACAGCGGTACATCTACGTCTGCTGTTACCACTCAAAGCGCAACAATGAACGGCACAACTGCTGTTACGTTGTCTGGAAGTAACGCCAACATCAAAGTGGGTCAGCTCATTACTGGCACAAGTATTGGTAACTTTCCAAACACCTACGTTGCCGCAATCTCAGGAACAAGCCTAACCCTATCCCAAGCCGCAAGCGGTTCATCAACATCAACCCTATCCTTTTTTACACCACACGGAGTAGTAGTAGGAGGAGGTAACAATCAGGCAACTGGAAGTTACAGTTTCATCGGGGGCGGAGGCGATGCTGGCAGTTCGGCTAATCGTAATGTGGCTAGTGGTGCGTGGTCAACAGTTGGTGGTGGATGGAAAAACACCGCTTCTGGCTTGGCATCGTTTATTGGTGGCGGTGGAACATACGATGGTGTAAATGGCTCTGGAAACGTTGCAAGTGGTATTGGTTCATTTGTTGCAAGTGGTTGGGGCAACAATGCTTCGTCAAATGCCGCTAACGCTATAGGTGTTGGTAATGTTGCTAACGGACAATATTCAACTGTTATTGGGTATTTTGCTTCAGCAAAAGGCATCATAGGTAATATAGTGTTTGGCGCAAATTCTGCTCCACTAGGGCAAGGTGCTAATCAAGGTGCAATTCTTGTTCTTGCCAAACAAACTACAGACGCAACTGCGACAGTTATTACATCTGATGGGTCTGCCGCATCTTCAACAAACCAAGTAATCCTGCCCAACAACTCAGCCTATTTCTTTACAGGAGAAGTAGTAGCAGGTGTAACAGGCGGTGGAAACACAAAAGGATGGACTATTGAGGGTGTCATCAAGCGTGGTGCAAATGCCGCTTCTACAACTCTTGTTGGAAGCACAGTTACATCCATGTACGCAGATGTTGGTGCGGCTACTTGGACAATAGCACTTTCAGCAGATACTACCAATGGCGGGTTGGCAGTTACATTCACAGGGCAAGCGAGTACTACAATTAGGGTCGTGTGCCAAATCCGCAGTACAGAAATGACTTTTTAACTAGGAGCAATCATGGCTTTGAAAATTACAGCGATAAACAACACAAACGGACAGTCTGAAACTCAGGCTTATGCCCGTATCACTAACTTTTTTGGCACGAAAGACCAAATCCAAGTACAAGTGGAAATTCACGCCACGGAAGAAGCCCGCCGCGCAGGTTGGCCTAGCATCCAACAGCAAGCGCATTACATCAATATGGAAGACCTGTCAGGTAATCTAATCCCCGCGATGTATGGCGTTCTTAAAACATTTACACAATACGAAGGAGCAACAGACGTATGACACTCGAACTAAGCAACGATGAAATCCAATACCTTTTAAGTTTGCTAGGCGAACAGCCTACAAAAACAGGTGCGTGGTTAGTATTGCAAAACATCAATCAGCAAGTGCAAAAGCAACAAGGGGAAGAAAATGTCTGAAGGTTACAACTGGACAATTAACAGTCTGCAAGTTATGAATACGCCTGAACCGCAAACTGTGGTTATGAGCAATTTCACGATTGCCAAAGATGGACAACAGGTCAACTACTCGGTTAATTTGCTACCTGCAAACCCCGATGACTTCACGCCGTTTGACCAAATCACACAGGAACAAGCATTAGCGTGGACACAAGCCGCACTCGGCCCTGAGCGCGTTACCAATATGGAAACAGAAGTTGATTTCCTGATTGCACAAGCCGCTGTTCCTACGCCACAACCTGCGCCGTTGCCTTGGGGTTGATGATGACTAACGTATCGTCAACAGATGCCCGTTTAACTACGCATGAAGAAGTTTGTAGCCTACGCTATGAGCAGATTAACGCCCGCTTAAAACGGCTAGAAGGCATCTTAATTAAGGCGTGTGGCACTATGCTTGTCGCTATGGCGGGCGTAGTCTATTCGTCAATGTTGCACCTAAAATGAACTATTGGACAGAGGCAATTATTGCTCTGTGCATTTTTATTATTTTAATTATTTGGTGCGGCGGTGTTATTTTTATGTTTTGGGGATAGAAAATTGACCCGCTTACCGCTTTCGCTATGGCTAGTGCCGCTTTTAAGGGCGTTAAGGCATTGGTGTCTGCGGGGCGGGAAATTGAAGATGTTGTCGGGCAACTAGGCAAGTGGTACACAGCGGCGGCTAATTTTTATGTTGGCGTAAATAAAAAGAAAAAGCCAAAGTTATTCGGCAAATCCACTGACGGAATGTCTGTCGAAGAAGAAGCGATGCACATTGCTGTTGCCCGCGAAACGATGCGTAAACAAGATATGCAATTGCAAAGCCTTATAAAAATGCGCTATGGGATGGACGTTTTTAAACAGATGATGGATTTGCGAATTAAGTTACAAAAGGAACGACTGCAAGAAGAAGAAGATTTACGCAAAGCAAGGGCTAAGTTTCACAATGAATTGTGGTTTGCGGCAAGCGGCATTATTGTTTTGACAATTTTCTTTTCAATCTTGTGGAACATGGCTACGTACACGGGGAAAAAATGAGCAAATCAAACGACACATTGAGCAAGGTTTTATCCTATGTGGATAGCCCGTTTAAGTTGTTTGCCTTGTTATTAATGGCGGTGTTTGCTTTTTCTGGGTACTTTGTTTGGCAGAATCAATCATTCTTGTTTGAAGCGTACAAAGAAAATAAAAAATTACCAACAATTGCAGAAGATAGGGCGGAAGATGTAGCGGCGCATTTGTTTAAAAATACCAATGCGGCAATGGTTGCCATTTTTAAAGTTAACCCTCTGTTTGGCACTCGCGTTTTGTATCGTGCCTATACCCGCGAAGGCAGGGATAGAACGCACGAAGGCTTAGATGTGGGACTGTTTACGCAAAGTTCAGCAAATAACCGTGACGTAGTGGCTTTAATGGCTAATGAGATTCCCTGTAGCGAATACGTTGTTCCGCAAAGCGAAATAGGACTTTGGTATATTGACAAGGGCGTTACCTTTGGATGCCGTATTAGCGTACCGCCTGAACAAGGGCGGTTTGTAGGTCAGATTACCGTAGGTTGGGAAAAAGAACCTAGAGACTTAACCAAAGCGGTTGGGATGCTACAGATTGCAAGTAATATGCTTAGTAAAAGTAAACAGTAAAGGAACAAAATGCTTTCATTATTTTCTACCCTTGGTGGCTTGCTAATTTCAGGCTTACCTAAACTATTAGATTATTTCCAAAACAAATCTGACCAATCGCACGAACTTGCTTTGGCACGGGTGCAAACAGAACGCGAACTACAATTAGCCGCCGCGGGGTTTGCCGCACAAGCAAAGGTAGAAGAAATCCGCACCGAACAAGTGATGATGCAAAGCGAAGCGCAAATGACTGAAGCGGCGTTAAAGCATGATGAAAAAGTTTTAGAACGCGCTGATACTTGGGTTGCTAATTATGTTGGAACAGTACGCCCAACCGTTACCTATATTTTTGTGTTTGAACTAGTTGCTATCAACGCTTGGATTGCCTACTACATCTATTCGCGCCCTAGTTTAGTAACTAGCATGGATGATTTAATTCGCGTATCAGATATTATTTTTTCTAGCGATGAAATGGCTATGCTTGGCGGCATCATTGGGTTTTGGTTTGGTTCACGCGGTTGGAATAAAAAATGAAAATCAGCAAAGAAGGTGAACATTTAATGCACTTCTTTGAGGGCTACAGAACACGACCGTATCGATGTAGTGCCGCGATTTGGACTGTAGGTTGGGGTCACGCAATGTATAGCGACCAATTAGCCTTGCCAAACATTCGTAAAGAAGGTTACACGGGTTTAATTCGTGGTGACTATCAACTGAAAGAAGGTGATAACCGTGCGTGGGAAAAATCAGAATTGGTCGATTTGTTCAAAATGGACATTGATAGTTTTGAACGCGGTGTTCTTAGACTTTCTCCCAATCTTGTTGGTCATCAAGGTAAATTTGACGCTGTGGTTTCATTTGCCTACAACGCAGGGCTTGGGAATTATCAGCGTTCTACCATTCGCATGAAAGTAAACCGCGGTGAATGGGATGATGCCGCCCATGCTTTTTTATTGTGGACAAAAGCGGGCGGCAAAGAAGTGGCGGGGCTTGTCAGACGAAGAAAAGCCGAACGCGCTTTGTTTCTAAGTTAAGGGTATAGCCGCTTGCCATTCGCGTTCGTTACGCCCCGTGTTTGATTTAACGGTATTACCCGTAAGCATTACAAGCCCCAACACGCGCATTTCATTCATGCGCCTTGCTACTTGGTTGCCATCAAGATTGGTACGCGCCGCAATACCATCTTTGCCCAACGCACCATGCTTAATTAAACAATCTAAGATTTCTTGATGATGTTGCGAAACCGTATCTTTAATTGATTCTGCCGCTTCAAAAGAAGTTACGGGGTCATGCGCCCGAACGCGTGGGAATTCGGGAAATATCCTGTCAAAAAACTTTTTGTAGTCCATTATCTTGTCCTGTTTGCAAATGTCCACCAAAGATTGATAAGTTGGCAAAGCATGGGTAAGCCCTCACCTAAATATCGCAATTTGCCTTTGTTTGTAATCTTGTATATTTTGTTGATTTGCGTTTCGTTATCTGTGTTGCCGTAGATAAGTAAAACCGTTACTTTTGGAACACGCGCCCATGCTTTTAATGCAATCTTTTGACCAAGACTAATTGTTTCATGTTCGCGTTTCCATTCACCCAAAAGAAAATGCCCATTTCTTTCATATTGCATATCAAGGTCTGAAGGCACAACATTGGGTGCGCCTTTAATAATTCCCTTGAAATCTTTGAAATCAATATGCTTTGCGTTTGGGTTTCGCATTAATGGGGTACTTTGCCCCATGCTTTAAAAAGGCGCATCTTCATCTACGGGCAAACCGTGATATTGCGTTTTAACATTGTCACGTGGCTTTGGGTCATTGAGGTATGCCCAACCATCCCAACCGCCTTTGACAAGCGGCATAACATCTAACTTCAGCATATCGCCGTTTTTAGTGTCAATGATAGAACCAATTGTTTGGTATCGATTTTTCTGTTGACCGTCTTTGTTTACGTACGTGCCTTGAATGACACTAATTTCTTTAAGTATTTTTGACATTGTTTAATCTTTCATTCAGTTTACTAATTTTGGCATCAAGTTCGGCTAAGAACTTAATCACTTCTTCTTTAAGCATTGCCACATATTCCGCATCAAATTCAACGCGCTTAACAAACATTTGTAACCCGCTTGGTAAGCGTGGGTCAAACGATACGAAATCTGCCCATGTGCGACCCGTGCATGACATTTGCCATTGCATTTGGGTTATGTACTTTGTAGGTACTTGTTCGCTAATCAAGGTATCAATGTGCGTTGCCGTGTTAGGGCATTTAATTTCCAGTAAGCCAAATAGCCCTATCAAGCCATCAGGCGATGCCCCTGCGCGTTCAATTGTTGGATGGGCGATATACCCTACTTCATCAACCAAAACATCGGCTATGGACTCATAAGCGGCGCGGGCAAGCGGTTCGGTTTCTGTGCCCCAAGCCATAGCCGCATTTGTGTACGATTCTGCAACCGTGTTTGTCATGCGTTCGCAAATCAATTGCGCCATGTAGTTATCGCGTGATGCTGAGTAACCGCTTTTGGTTTTGGCGATTACATCAGCAACGCGGGATGCCGTGACATTACCCAAGCGGGCGGCAAACCATTCTGGCGTACCTTGTTCAACTTTTTCAATCATAGTTTTGCCTTTACTTTATCTTTGGCGGCGATAACTTTTTTTTGCCAATCAGGATTGCCATTACAAGCGGTATAGGCGGCTTTGTAGGCGTTCTTTAAACTATCTTGGTCGGTTGATGCCTCAATAGCGGATAAGTGGTCTATAAGCACGGTTTCATCAACTGTAGTTTTACGCACCGCGGCATTGCCATCATCATCTTCAGGGGCTTGCCCCGTAGCCGCCATCAATGAAGCCCTGCGGATATAAGTTAAACACGACATAAAACCCTGCGGGTCATGCTTGGGTGCGGGAAAGAATAATTTGCCGCAATCTAACCGTTCGCCTGATTCATGCAAAAAACTTGTTTCACAAATGATTCCATCAATATGTTCAGAAGTGGTTTGAAACAAGAAAATGCCGTTGTTGTTTAGCGCGTCTATAACCGCTTCAACGCAAGAAGCAAGGTCAGCGTAGCGGGATTTAAAATGCGGGTTTGTAGCGGTCTTTAAAGCAGGGCCAAACGCCTTTTGTGCTTTGACCAATGCGGTAGATATATTTTTCATTGTTCAATCTTTTCTATAGGTTTTGCTATTAGCCAGTTATTACCCAAGCGGCGAACGCTACGCACCCATTGCCGTTGGTAGGAACGGATTACTTCAGGCGGTGCATCGTAGGTTGCAAACATAGCGCGAACGCGTTTAAGAAATCGTGTGTTCATTCTTAGCCCCTCCAAGCCAGTAATACACCAATGCCGCCAAAGATGATGATGGCTAATACACATTCAATTAAAGTTGTAATGATTTTGTGTTTCATGTTTTGTCTTTAGATGTTAAGAAAAGTGTTATCGCGTACAGAATCAAAAATGTCATTTAAAGCGCGGTATTCACCGTAGGCAACAACGCGGTCTAAATCGGTTTTATCTTTGATTTGGTTTGTACCGTTATCAGATACAAAGCCCCAAATTTGTTCCATCTTTGCAATTTGGTTTTGCAATTCGTTAAGTAAGTTTTCTTTGCTAAAGCGAATCATTGTCTTGTCCTTTATTGGGGGACTAAGCCCCCGTATGTTTAGTTAAATGAAAAATGCAAGCGTTCGCATTGTTGTTCGTATGCAACCGCTTCGGCGGCATCGCAATCGGAAACATATTCATCCCATTGCGCTTTTTCTTCTTTGGTCAAATAAGTTAACCAAACTTGATAACCTTTTTCAACATCATCAAAAGAAAAAGTTTCAAAACATTCACCGTCATCGTTAACGATGCAGAAAACGCCAAAGTAACTATTGGGTTGGGTTCTTTCAACATAGTTGAAACTGAAAGATGGTGCGTTCATTTGTTTCCCCTATTAGTTAAGAATTAAGCGACCAGTAAAACCGCGGGACTTCAAGCAATCAATTGCGTTTTGGATTGCTTCTTTGCGGGTAATGCCAAAGAACACGGGCGGCACATTTGTATTAGGCAAAGCGCAATCAAATTCAATAACCCAAGCGGGTGGAACAGTAGCGCGGATGCGGGGGTTGTATTGCTCTTGTTGAAAATAGCAATCTGCTTTGAAAATTTGTGTCATACCAGTTTCTCCTATAAGACCCCAAGAAGTTCGGGGCATGGATAAATTCTAATCGCAAATTAGGCTTTTCAACACCATGTTTAAAATATTTTCACAATTTGTTTAAATAATTTAAATTTGTTGCTAAGATGCAACTATGAACAAAACACAAATAGATGACGATAAAGCCTTGATAGCCAAGTTAGGAGGGGCAACAATCCTATCTAAACGCCTTGGTTTTCAATCTGCCCAACGGGTACACAATTGGATGTATAGGGGAATACCCGCATCCGTTAAGTTGGCGCATCCTAAAATTTTTTTAAAGGGATTA